CCTGAGAATAAGCTTGGTCCAACACCAAAGGAACCCTCAACAACCGAGGTTTATCCTTTGGCATCATGCCAACAAGCTTGTAATCCAAAGTTCTGACACACTCATAATGCCCAAAGGTGTACAAACCACAAGTCGACTCGTCAAAAGTCTTCTCGTCTGCAGCACCAAAGGACATATACAAGTCCGACCATGACCACAACACTTGTCCTTGGATACCCGCTCCCCGGAGTGCACGCAAGAAACCATTCCTCATGGCTTCAAAGTCCACCCTAGTGAGCCCCCAAGAACGCATCAGCATGCTGTTGAGGTTGTCTACCGTCGCACGGACTGGATCAATCTTCTTTGTGACCCAAACCGCAGAAGTATAAAACCTCGAATCCAACATTGGAACCGCCATATACATAACGCCTGGCAAGCGTGGTTGTTCTCCAACCCCTTCAACTCTCGTCTGACAACACAAGAATTGCAGCTCCACCAATGGTATCAAAGGTGGCACAGATGCAGCATCTTTATCGGCTGGCGTATAGCCAACACCGAAACATGCTAACGCCTCCGTAACAGTATGATGGTTATACCAGCCCGAAATGGACTCCTTCATAACCGCCATATTGTCATCCGAAAACACCTTCATCCGCACCATCTGATCAAACATCAGTGGACCAGCAAGCCTTGGCATGTGTATCTTTGCCAACTCGCGATATGCCAATCGCAAGAAAAACATCGACATGAGACTACCATACACAGCTGTAGTCCCAAAGACCCCCGACTTCAAGTTACCCACTTGCTCATACATTTCCATGTCGACCACCAACCAGCATCGAACCATGTGACGCATGAGCCGAAAGCGAATAACATTGTGCCAAGGATCAAAATTGGGGTCGTGCCTCTTATACCACTCATTCACAACTCCAATACACGCCGCAGCCAACTGCTCGGTCAGTTCACTCTCGAATTTTGTAAAATCACCACAAAATCCCTGTTCACCATACTGACCGAGATACCGCATCATGACGTCCCAATCCGGACTGTACACATTCATACCGACTGCTGAAGAGCAGTGCGAGTAGTTCTTGTGCACAAACTGGACAAAGCCCATCATGTACTTCCGACAAAGCATTGTGTACACCGCATCAAAACAGGTTATTAGCCTGGTTTGAAACGCTTTGATCTTCTTCGCGCTCCGCATTTCATCTTTGCAATGTAGAATTGCAATCTCAGGAGTTTCAACATAAAGCTCCTCAGACTCCGAAATTAAGCGCAACTTCCGATCAAAGTGTACACGACCATACTTTGACAACACATAGCTACCAGCAACTCCATCAACCAAACCCCGTTTACCACGGACGCCTGGCTCACAGACATGCGGATAACCAGCACTTGTCGAAACACACATTGGCTTCACATGCGTAAACACGCCACCACCATTGAGCATTTCAGACTCGTCTGCCACCTTGGCATACACCCAATCCTCTGGGTCCCACACTTTCTCAAAGTGCTCCTGTATACCAACTCCAAATATCTCATCCACCACTTCCTGCGGATAGATAGTAGGCACATACTTACAACGGCGAAGCTCAAGCCACTTGAGACTCACCTGATTGTAAGGACACGTTCGCGACCAACCAAGGTGCGCGGGTTCTCTGTCAACCACATCAAACATAGGATCCCCAAACAAGGGGCCCCTCACCAAATCCGACTCAAACGGAGCTGGTGGAATCTGACGCTTAACAAAACCAACCCTCTTCAACCGGGGATCCGGCGAACAATCCAACAAACCTTCTGCCTGCTGAATATTGTTCTCCTGATCCTCGATCACCTTCGCTCGCAACAACATCCCAGAATGGAATGGCCGGCCAACACCACGCACTGGCTTGCCGACAAATCCACGCTGCGCCACATGCATCCCGATAATCACGACATCCCCACCAGGGTTTAACCCCAAAATAAGTCCGCCACAATCACCCAGCTGCTTTGGCGCATACACCAACTGCTCTGGAACATACGACAGGATCTCTCCATCCTTGTAGCTCCGATAACGCAACACACTGCGATCCATTCCGATCTCACGCATTTCCTCAAACTCAACCGCCTTTGCCTTCGTAGCTCGTGCAAACACGAACAACTTAAACATGCGCGTCAAGTCTGGCCCATCAGGCTCCCTGAAATGCGAGGTGATATCCTTGTGCTGAAAACCCTTTCCACACCTGTATATCACCCAATCATCATAGATACGACCACCAGCATACGGCTTTGACCACACTTCAGACAACTTCGTGTGATCAAACTCGACGGCAACATCGCGATCAGCGTAACGAACACTGATAATGTCACCATCGGGACGCAACTCTCCAAACGAATCACGAAAGAAATGGTAAGGCACCAATAAGCAGTCCCCCTTCACAAAGGTTCCACTTAATCCACCAACACCATCCCAATCCAAGCGAACAATATTAGCACTAATAGTGTCCACAACATGACGCGTCTGCAAAGCCGCTTGCGTTACAACCTCTTGCTCACTCTCTGCCTGAGCAACATGCAACGCCTTGTGATGCCTCGTAGTCTTCGCAACAAACTTCGAAGTTCTCTTCCTCGGACCCTGATTGACACGATCATACTTAAAGGCTTCTCGGAGCGCTTTAGCATGAACATCATTCGGATCATAGATATCTCCAGGCTGGGACTGAGCAAAACTGCCCAGACTCTGAAGATACTTCATCGCATTCGGATCCTGAAGAGTCTCAGGAGCATTGGGGTTCGACCGCCAAAACTCTTGAAGCTCCTCAACATCTTCCAAACCGACTTCCTTTCCATCCGAAAACAACGACTTCACCGTCCGATACAATCCCCAGATCACACCAGCAGCACTTGACAAAACAAACAATGTCTTGCCAATAGAGTACGCACGTCTCTGACTATAGCCAGCAGCCAATCGCTTGAATGGCCACATCACACTATAATAGAGATGAGAGGCAGCAAGCTGTATAACCCTGAGAGGGGTGTAATATAGCGCATCCGCCCATGAATAACCACCTTCCTGTAGCTCTTCACGTGTCTC